TAATTAATTAACAGGGGAAACTTATGAAAAGAATAAAAGCTAAAAAAATGGCTACAGGTGGATTAATGTCTATGCCTCCTTTTATTAAAAAACAAAAGGATGAGGAAGATGGTATTACACCTTATGATGTTAGTACTCCAAGAAGTGCTAGACAAGGTATGCCATCAAGAATACTTTCTCCTTCAAGAACTAGATTTAATAAAGGTGGACAAGCGTTTCCTGATTTAGATGGAAGTGGAGATGTAACACAAAAAGATATTTTAATTGGAAGAGGAGTTATAAAAAAAGCTATGGGTGGATTATTAAAAAGAAAAAAATATAGAACTGGTGATGAAGTTGATGTTTTAGATGAAGATACTTTTGAAGAATATCCTATTAAAGATTTAGAAAAAGAATTAACTGGAGAACAAGCTAATATAAGAGATATAATTGAATCAAAGAAATTTGAAAAATTAGAAAAAATAAAAAAATCAGGAATTGATTTAACTCCAAAACAAGAAAAAGAATTAGAGGAATACAAAGCAAAAACTAGAAGAGTTGAAGCTGCATTAGGTGGAATGATTGGTGTTGAAAAAGGTAAATATGACCAACGACCTGATTATCAAGCATATGCCGAAGGTGATATAGTTGAAGAAGAAACTATGGAAGAAGAAGTACCNATGGAAATGGATATGGAAGATTCATTATTAGAAAAGCCAGTTGGTATGGATGAAGAAATGGAAGAAGATATTACTGATGAAGACATGGAAGGTATGGATGCAATTATAGATACCTCAGCTTTATCAGAAGAAGAAGAAACATTATTGGATGAAGCAGTAGATATGCACCCTGAATTAGAAGCTATCATTCCAAAATTAGTTGCAACAGAATTTACAGATGATGGAGAAGTAGAAGGACCAGGTACAGGAACTTCAGACTCTATCCCAGCATTGTTATCAGATGGAGAATTTGTCTTTACAGCCAAAGCAGTAAAAAGTATTGGTGTAGATAAGTTAAGAAAGATGATGGCACAAGCAGAAGAATCTTTTGATGCTGGAAATCAATCTCAAATAGACCAAGAGATAGTATAATAGAATTTGTAGAGAAGGTAATCTCTACGGATAGACAAGCTACCTTATAATTTATTATAAGCCCTTGTAGCTTCGTTTAAAAAACATTACCAATTTTAGCTACCTTCACAGTTAAAAGAAGCCCTAAAGGAGGACACATGAGTAAAAACGAAGAAGGACAACAACAAGAAGCCGAAGCAAATCCGTACAACAGAAAAAAGTCTTGGCATACAGAAGATGTAATGCCTAATGATTTTAATAATGCTGATACAGGTTTGTTTACACCGACCCCTGATGGTAAAGGAACAGTAACAAAAGCTAGTTTGAATAAAACCCCTGATGCTACTGAAGATAATACCTCAGCTACTACGGATAAGGTTCAAGAGTCTGCATTAAATGTAGAGTCTAACCCTTATAAAAAAGTCGATTATAAAAAAAGATATGACGACCTTAAACGATATTATGACAGGAAACTGGGTGATTGGAATAAAAAGGAAGACGACCTCAAAGTTCAACTAAGAGATAATCGACCTAAATATACACCACCTAAATCAAAAGAAGAGCTAGATGCTTTTAAAAATGATTACCCTGATATATATGGAGTTGTGGAAACTGTATCGCACTTGCAATCTCAAAGTGAGATTAAAAATATGCAAGACGAGTTGGAAGGTTTAAAGAAAGCTAATCAAACTTTACAAGAGAGAGAAGCTGCACTTGAACTTTCAAAATATCATCCTGACTTTGAGCAAATCAAAGAATCTGATGATTTTCATAATTGGGCAGATGTCCAACCACAGGAAATTAAAAGATGGATTTATGAAAACAACTCTGATGGCACATTAGCTGCAAGAGCAATTGACCTTTATAAGAAGGACCGAGGTCTTGGAATTGATAAAAAAACCGAGAAGAAGAAACCTAAAAATGAAGGAGCTGATTTATTAGTTAAAACTAATGAACAAACTCAGATACCTGATTCTAAGGAAGTAGTCTTTAGTCGTTCTGATATAAGAAAAATGTCAGAAGAAGAGTTTATGCAGTATGAAAAAGATATTGTAAAAGCTCAACGTGAAGGAAGAATTATAGATTAATTTAACTTTCATTTTTTTTAACAATAACAATAAACAAAGGAGTAAATCATGGCAAAATTCGCTGGTGGTTCAACATATAACTTTGGATTAGGTGTAAGTGGTCAAACTAATGGTTTCTTTATACCTGAAGTCTATTCAAAGAAAGTACAAATAGCACTCAGAAAAGCTGCTGTTGCAGAAGCAATCTGTAATACAGACTACATGGGTGAAATATCAAGCTTTGGTGATACAGTAAATATTATCAAAGAACCTCAAATCGGTACTGCAGAGTACTCAAGAGGATTAGCAGTAGTATCAACACCTCTAACAGACCAAGAGTTGGTTCTAACAATTGACCAAGCAAGGTCTTTTTCATTTAAAATAGATGACCTAGAAAAAAGGTTCTCTCATGTAAACTTTCAAGCTGTAGCTGCAGATAATGCTGCTTATGCTTTAAGAGATAACATGGATGGAAATGTCTTAGCAGCAATCAATGCTGGAGCTGAAGCAACAGGTGGTATCGTTACTGGACATGGAACAGTAGCAGCACCTATTGACATTGGCTTTACAGGAAGTAAAATTGACCCTTTAAATCAAATGGCTAAAGCAGCTAAAGATTTAGATGTCAACAAAGCACCTGAAGATGGTAGATGGTTTGTAGCNCACCCTGAGTGGTACAATGCTCTATCAAACTCTGCATCAAAACTTTTATCAGTNGANTTTAATGCTGGTCAAGGTTCAATCAGAAATGGTTTAGTAGCAAGTGGTCTTCTAAGAGGATTCCAAATGTACAAATCATTAAACACATCAACTAATAACTTATCAACTGGTAGTTCTAGCCCTCAAGGGTCAGCAACTGCACCTGTAGCTTTATTTGGACATATTTCAAGTACAGCTTGTGCGTCTGCAATGAACAAAGTTGAAACTGTTAGAGACACAGGTACGTTCTCTGATATAGTTAGAGGCTTGATGGTTTGGGGTAGAAAAACATTAAGAAACGAAGTAACTGGTAGAATAATCTACGTTGCTAACTAATCTTAACTACAACAACTAATCTGATATGGGGGTTGAAATATACCCCCTATCACAAAGGAGAAATAGAATTATGATAGAAAAAATTAAAAACAAATGTCAACATTTTGTTAATGACCATAAAATTGAAACTATTGCAGTTTTAGTAATTATAGTTATTGCAATTATAATATAAATTATAACATAAAGGAATAAATATGCCAATGAGAAAAGCAATGCCAGGTGGTAAAGTTTCCAATAAAGGAAAATACAAACATGGTGGAAGAGTTAAAAAAGGTCATGGTGGTTCTATGACTATTATTATTAAGAAAAATAAAAAAAAGAAATAGATTACTATGGGTATAATGTCTTCACCTGCATGGACTCGTAAAGAAGGAAAGAATCCTAAGGGTGGTTTAAATGCTAAAGGTAGAGCATCATATAATAAGGGTAAAACAAAAACAGGTAAGAAAAGAAATCTTAAAGCACCTAGTAAAGTTAAAGGTAATAAAAGAAGAAAAAGTTTTTGTGCAAGGATGAAGGGAATGAAAAAGAAACTTACATCTAAAAAAACTGCAAGAGACCCTAATTCAAGAATTAATAAATCTTTAAGAGCATGGAATTGTTAAATGGCTAAAACTTATCTATCAATGGTTAACGAATTACTGGTTGAAATTAATGAACCTGAAGTTACAACTGTATCAGGAGCATTAGGAATACAGAAGTTTGTATCTAATTGTGTTAANAGAGCNTACTTTGATATAGTAGATTCAGTAGATGAATGGTCTTGGTTACATACTGCAGCACCTCAAAACGAATACTATGGTAATCATTTTGTTGAAACTGTAGCAGGAACAAGATGGTATTTAATGAAACCAGGTTCATCTAATATAGATGCAGATTTTGATTCTGTTAACTGGGATGGTTTTACTTTAACTGAAGAAGGAGTTAGTGGAGAATCAGCACCCTTTACAATTAATAAATTAGCCTTTACTACTTTAAGTTCATGGAGAAGTAATCATGCTGCTACTGAAGAAGCTAACAAAGCTAATTCACAAACATATGGAACACCTGTTAGAGTATTAAGAAGTTCAGATGGAAGAAGATTTGGATTATCTCCAATACCTAATAAAGTTTACAGAATTTATTTCTTTGCTTACAATAGACCTACAGTTTTAGCTGCAGATACAGATACAGTTTTATTTCCTGAACAATACAAACCAGTTCTTTTAGCAAGAGCTAG